TGAGGGTTCGTGCCCGTGCCGTGGACTCTCCGCTCCACGGCACGCCCACCCAGATGCGGTTCTCGACTAGGCCCATCATCACGTCACCACGGGCGTCAGCGGGGATCGTGGCGTCACGCACCAGGGGGTACAGCTTCTCGAAACGCCACGAGAAGGAGCTGCCGTCCCACGACCAGACCCCCGAGTTCTGGTCGAAGAAGAACACCCCAAAGGGAGTTGCGGCTACAGCCTCTTGGGAGACAGCGCCAAACTGATTGCTCAGGTTCACCACAACGAAGTTCTCGGCGTTGTCGCCGTAGATGGCGTGAACCGAACGTGACTTGAACACAAGCAGATGGTCCCGATACGGCACCAAGGCGGTGATCTCGTCAGCGTCCTTGCCAATCTCGATGTCGATGTAGTCGTCTTGGCGCCAACGATCAGGAATCCCAGGGTGCGACCACCGCACCCGTGACGGGAAACGGGTCACCGTGCCCCCGAGATCCTTCTCAATAGTGTGGGCGGCCCACAGGTACCCGTAGTGGGCGGCGATAGTTCGTGCGTTGACGGACGCAGCAACCGAACCCGCCTCGAAGTCGTAGCTTTCCGTCCACCCGTAGTTGTTCGGGGTGTCCGCTAGGCAACCCGCCTCGTTGGTCGCCACCGTGAGGGTGCCCGTCGAGTCGATGGAGAAAGGTTTCGGTCGGGTCGCAACCGACCCCGTGTAGCCCCACACGCCCCACACCTTGTCGTTGAGCACGGCGGTGCGGGCGGGAGCCGTCAGGCTGGCAACCGCCGTGTTGTTCGCCAGCCCGAAATCGCTGGTGAACGACACCATCGAGGCGTCGTTCTTCGAGTACCACATCAGTTTGTTGACGCCACTGACCTGCTTGGGCGCAATGACGAACACGTAGCGGTCGCCATTAGGCGACTCGTAGGTCCACACCGAACGTGGGCACGCCTCGAACGGGCCGTTGAAGTTGTTGTTCAGCGCACGAATCGCTTTGCGGCGGCGAACACCGCCTCGACCAACGATGTCCATGTCCACGATCTCGGCGCACTCGTTGCCGCCAAGGTTGAACTGACCCGCCTCCAGGTTCAACCCACCTGAGAAGTTGGTGACCTCAAAGGCGCGGACTTGGCCGCTGCGACCGCCACGAGCACGTCGGATCGGGAGCGCCATCAGACATTCCAGACAACTGCTCGGTCGGTGTTGACCCGAACCCCGTCATTGAGCACCAGCGGGAACGACGACGCGTGTTTCATGTACTTCTTCTGCAACTGGCGCAGAATGACCTCGGCTTGGTCGAGGTGCATGACGCCCAGGTCGCCGTCCTCTTGGCGTTGAAACGCACGTCCAATGGACCAGTTCAGGATGGCATCGTCGAACTCGGCGGGGAGGTCCGACGTTGCCGCCGTGTTCGTTCCCACCCACTCAACGGGTTCCCGATACCCCAGGGCCGTGAACGTGAACGAGTTGTCGGGGTTGGGGTACAGCCGCAGCACGCCAGCCGTGGCATTCCAGTGCGTCGGTTTGCCAGTCGAGTTGATGAAATGCCCGTTGGCTTGCTGGTGGCCCAGCCAGCGCAACGGCACGCCTTCGTCATCGAGGACGGCTTCCAACTCGCTGATCTCGTTGCCAGTCGTCCCGAGATCCGCAACGGTGTAGGCGCTGGTGCCCGCCACGACGGGCACTGACCACGTGGAGGCGTAGAACGGCCAGCGACGGTTGCGGTTGATGCAGAAGCGCCAGCCTTCCCGCAACCAGGCGTTCAGCAGCGTGTCGGTGAGCTCGTCTGCGTCGGTATCGAGCTGGGCTCGCACCAAGTCACGGAACTCTTGGAGCGTGTACGCCATCGGGTCACCTCACCGTGCGGCTGTGGGCGGCGCAGGAATCCGTGTCCCGAACGGGCACGCCCCCGCAGGGCTGCCCGTCCTTGCGTGTGCTGCTACAGACCTGGGGAGGTTCGATGTAGCCAACCACGGGGATAGCTCCTGGGGGGGCGAGGCGCCCTCCAGCGGGGCGGCCCTGTGTGACGGGGACAGCGTTAGCGCCCCCGAAATAAGCGTGACGGCTGCCAGCGGCTGTCTCAGGCACCGAACAGGCGGAGCCGCAGATTGGCGGGCGGGGTGTTGGTGTTTGCCAAGGCGGCGCCCGTGCCCGAAGCGGCGGGTGCGGCCACGAACTTCAACGTGGGAGCATCCTTGGTGCCAGCGAGAATGACCGACACGCCCCCGCCCGTGGCGGTTGCGGGCTGCAACTGGTGCACGTCGGTTACCTCGTCAATGGGCAGCGAGGTCATCGGGATGGTCACCCCACTTGATGCCTGGGTGGCATCGAGGGTTGACGTGCACGCCACGTTGACATCGACGAAACGCTTGTTGTCAGCGACACCCTGGGCGAGCTGGGTAACGGTCACAGAAACTGGCATTAGTTACTCCTGAAAGTTGTGCCTTGCCCCCCGCCCCGACTCGTGGCCAGGGCGGGGGGTTTAGGCGAAGTGGCCTGCTATCAGGCGGTCTTGCCCGTGAGGACACCCTGACGGTTGCGGTTGCTGACCGTGAGGTTGCCGTAGAGCAGGATCTGTGCGTAACGGGCGTCACGGTCGTTGGGCCGCACGAACGGAGTCGGGCGGAACCAGTTGTCCGAGTGGCCCACGAGGCGCAGGTACTTGGTGTTGAGGAAGTACATGTAGCCCGCATCCACGTAGCTGTCGTAGAGCACGGGTGCGCCCTTGAACAGCAGGTTCTGGAAGCCAGCGTCAGCAGTGCCCGCATCAGCGAAGCGGAGCTGCGGCTGGAGAAGGGCCTCGTACTTCTCGTACAGGGCCTGGGTGGTGAGGATCATGTTGGGCTGATCCGCACCCTCTGACACGGTGTTGTAAGCCGTGCTCATCTTGCCGAGTGACAGCACCTCAGCGGTGGCCTCACGGTACGACGCCCAGTAAGAGTTGGTCGTCGGGTTGATGCCACCAATGCTGGTGTCGTTCGGGTGACCCGCAACAAGGGTCTTGATGCCAGCCCAATCCTTGCCCGAGTTGCCAGTGCCGTCGCCCGTAATGAGCATCTGGTCGAGCTTCTCGATGATGGTGTGCTCGGCCTGGGCAGTCTTGGCTTCAAGGAGGTCGATGATCTCCTCCTCGGAGCGGTTCTTGGCTTCCTCGATGCCCGAGATCACGATGGAAGCGGCGTACTGCTTCCACGGGAACTCAGCAGCGGTAATGCCGTCCTGAGCCGTGATGTTGAGCTGGTCGTAGCCGCTGTAGGAAGCGGCACTGCTGTTGAGCCCCGTCATCAGCGGCTGCACGATCTTGTGGCCGCCACCGACCATCTTGATCTGCCCAGCCTGCTTCAAGAAGTAGAAGAAGGGGCGAGCCGTGAACACGTTGTCCACGAGCTTGGGGATGTGGTGGGCGAGCGTGGTGCTCAGGATTGTGTCGTAGTTAGGGTTAGACACTTTGGTTCCTCTCTAGGTCGAAGTGGGTAGTTGGCTACCCGCCGTGTTCCTTCTTTGCTGCCAGCCACGCATCCCGAATCGTCATGCCACCCTGCGGCGTTGCCGCCGTGGAAGCCCCAGTTCGGCTGCCCCCTTGGGAAACAACCTGAGCTTCACGCTTCGCTTGGACTCGCTTCTGTTCCTCCTGGCGGCGGGAAACCTCCGCCTGGAGCCTGTCGAAATGCAGCGCCTTGAACGCTGCGGTCACGTCAGGGAAACCGTTATCGAGTGCGAAGCGCAGAACCTCACCCTGGTCAAACTCCCCGTACTGCCCGTGCAGTGTGGTCAGTTCGTTCTGGATTCGTGCCTGTGCCGCAGCGACTTCCTGCTGCTGACGCCACTGAACGAGTTCGTCCAGGCGAGGATCGTTGACCGATGCGGGTGCACTGGTATCGGACTTGTCCTCCCCCCACCAACCGTCATCGAAATCCGATGCCGCTTGGGGTGCGGGGGCAGGGGCCTGATTCGTCAGTGGCACTCCATACGCATCCGCAATCGCCTTGATCGTCGCTTGCGGATCTCGTTGCAGTGCGGCCTGTAGAACCTCTGCGTTTTGCAGTTGTCGTCGCTGCTCTGCGAGTTCCTGCGTTTTGCGGGTGTAGTCCGCTTGGCGCAAGTACCCACTGCGGGCTTCGTCAACGGTGATCGGGGCTCCGTCGATCTCAAAGATCCCCTCGACGGGTTCCGATTCGTAGTCGGTTGCCTCAGAAGAAACGTCGGTTTCAACACCCCAACTTGCCGACTCGTCGGTGTCAAAGCTTGTTGCAACTTCGGTTTCAGTGATGGTCGTGTCCATCATCCTCCTAGAGAGTGTCGGGCGACTTGTTCTCTAATAGGAGGGAAGAAGTGTCCCACTCGGGGGTGCGGCTACAGACTGAGGCCGACCTGGGATTCCAGTTGCGTCAGGATCTCGGGTGGAACTCCACCCATGCCTGCCGATGGGCCCACGGGCGACACTGGCTGGGTGCTCGGCTGGCTCGGATCGCCCGTAGGCGCCCCAGGGCCAAGCATGGGGGCTGGGGCCGACACCATGAACGCCTCGGGGTTCTTGATGCCGAATCCGTTTTGCAAGACGTGCTTTGCCAGGGCGGCGGGGTCGATGACCACGCCGACCAGGGGGGCAACAGCGTTCATCAGGCTCATCGCTTGCTGCTGACGGAACGCCTCGTTGTTCGGCTGGGTTGAGCCAGCCTCCACCTCGAAGTCGAACTCGCCGTAGATGTCGGAGTAGTCGAAGGAGAAGAAGAACGCTTCGCCACCAGGGCCGCTGACTCGCACGGTCTGCTCTACGGTCATGTACTGCTGGAGCAGTTGCATGACTTTGCGACCCACTCGGGCGATGGCGCCCTCGATGACCGCCAGCTTGTCGGCAGCACGGGCGTTGGCAGCATCTTGGATCATCGCCGCCTCGGTGGCGGTGCGACGGATCTCGGGGCTGGCGCCACGGGCGTATTCGTTCACCCCAGAGATCGTGTCGATGTCCTGCTCGATGGTCTGGCTGTAGCCGTACAGATCCGCAGACATGGAGGTGATCGGGAGGGGCACCACGGTGTCCCCGAGCGGCACATCTTCCTCGACGGGGACCATGACCCCATCGGTGTCGTCGAGCAGAGCTTGGCGGCCCTGCTCGTTGAACGCCGACTCACGGAACAGCCATTTGCGGCTGTACTTCCGCCGATGGTTCATCATCTGCGAACGGGTCTTGTCCAACTCCAACTGCGGCCCTTCCAGCATTTCCAGGTCGCCAATGG